TTTGGCAGCGGAGGTTGTTTTGAGAATACGACAAGTGGATGGACATTCCTTGTCGCGGTTGTCTTAAACATAATCAGTGCAAGGTCGATAGGAATTTGAAGGTGAGAGGGGTGAAATGTTCCAATGTGCAAGAGTAAAGAATGATCTTCACATCAAAATAGACGTTAGGCGAGCGGTTGGTGGAGCCATCGTTTTCTTTCTTGTTTTAATCTTTTCATTGTGGCTGTTTTGGGCGGTTTCGTTCAAGCATGAGCTGAAGCGGATTAGAGCCGAGCTATATGGCGCGGTAGCAAAATCAATAGGCGATGTGATTCAGGATACCTTTGAGCGAAACCATGTATCTCTGATGAGCCTTGAGGCATGTGAAACTGAACTAAAGCAAACAGTCGCGGTTAATAAAGATCTATCAAAAATGATAGCCAAAAAACCAATCCCATAGTATATCTCAATTTCGCTCCTGCCTTCTGGAAAAAGGGTAACGGAATTTCCCGATGGGTCAGATGCACCGAGAGGTGGTTCGCGGGAGCGAACAAAAATCCCTATTCAATCTAAACATCGTAATATAGTCTGAGATCAAACTTGACCTTGGATATATATGCAATTTTGTCATCTTCATGTTCATTCTGAGTATTCAATCGGCGACGGTTTGTTTTCGCCCAAGATATGGGCGCAGGCATTTTGTGACGCAGGCTTTAAGGGCGCAGCTCTCACCGATCATGGCACAATGGCTGGGTCTATCTCTTTTTACTATGCGATGAAGTCTCTCGGCCTTAGAGCCATCATGGGTTGCGAGTTTTATTTCAATGCAGATCCGTTGGTAAAGGGAGACAACCGAAAGTGCCAGCATATAGTGCTGCTCGCTAAAAACATTGATGGTTGGCGCGAACTACTTAGGCTTCAACAGTGGTCATATTCGGTGGGTTATTATTTTAGACCGAGAATAGGGTTTGATCAAATAATTCCTGACAATCTCGTTTGTATGACGGCATGTGTCGGCGGAATCCTGGGCGATGGGATCGATGATTATATTGATCGATACATTGCGCTAAAAACGGTATTCGGCGACGATCTTTATATCGAGTTTCAGGGCCACAATTTCGATCTTCAGCGAGAGATAAATCACAAACTTTTTAAGCTGCCAAAAATTAAACCAATCGTAACGAGTGACTGCCATTTTATTTTAAGAGAACATCAAAAGGTCCAGCAGGTCATCAAGCACAATGCGTTTAACAATAAGGAGGCGGCAGAGAGCTACGCAGCGGCTGAGACAAACTATATGGCGAGTGCCGGGGAGATCTATTCTGATTTTAAAAGATATCACGCATTGCCGATGTCGTTTGTTGCGCAGGGATTGGCCAACACTCAGGAGATCCTTGAAAAGTGTGATGTGAAGCTTGAATCGAAAAGATACTTACCAACATTCAAGTGCAGCGTGGAGCCGAAGGCTTTATTTTTGAAGCTTACTAAAATCGCGTTGGCAAAGTTTTTAGAGGATGAAAGGGTTTTCAAGTATGCGACTCGTGCTGAATACCTTGCACGATTTGCGAAAGAGGCGAGAGTAATAATCAAATATGGTTTGGTGGACTACTTCCTGATCGTTTGGGACGTGCTGAGATTTGCAAGAAGCAAAGGGATCTATGTTGGAATCGGCAGAGGTTCAAGTGCTGGGTCATTCGTTTGCTTCCTGCTCAAGATAACGCAGCTCAATCCACTTCAATATGGATTGATATTCGAGCGCATGTTGAATGAGATTCGATGCGAGCATGGAGAGATGGCCGATATCGATTTGGATATGGAGTCGGCTCGCAGGCATGAGGTCAAGGAATACATCATCAAAAAATATGGCAGCGATAGAGTTTGCGAGATCGGAACATACAATCGGCTGAAACTAAAATCATCGATCATCGACTTCGGCAAACAGTTTGGCTTCAGTCACGCGCAGCTTCTTGCGATCACGACAAAGTTGGATCTCGACAAGGACGACGCGCAATCGCTTGACGCGGCGATGGAAGAGTCTCCGCAGTTAGCCGATCTGATGTTATCGAATCCAGATTATGCGTTCGCAGTCGAAACGTTAAACGGGCAGATAAAGTCTCAATCGATTCATCCAGCCGGGGTATTGATCTGCTCTGAACCGATAGCGCAGGTGACCCCTGTTAAGACGCAGAAGTCAACAAAGACGAAAGAGCGGGTGATAGCGACACAATCGGAAGATGTGATTGTGCTTAAGCAGGGATTGATCAAACTCGATTTGCTTGGATTGAAAGAATACGACACGTTCCGAGCCGTGATCGATAACGCACCAACGGATCTGACGATGGAAACTTATATTGATGCGATCCATCAATGTGCCATTGACCATTCTGATCCAGAGGTCTGGGCAATGTTTCAAAGGGGAGAGACTTCTGGCGTATTCCAGTTTCAAAGCGAAGGAATGCGGAATTTGCTTATCGAGATGAAACCGGACTGCATGAATGATCTTATCGCAGCAGTTGCACTGTATCGTCCTGGCTGTATCGAGAATGGCTGGCATATCCAATACTGTCATCGAAAGATGGGCAAAGAGACGGTCGTATATCCATGTCCAGAGTTAGAGTCAATTTTGGGGTCAACATATGGCATTCCAGTTTTTCAAGAACAGGTAATGGAGATCTGCAATGTGATCGGTGGCGTTCCGTTGACCGAGAGCGATATTATTCGATCAGCTCTTGGCAAGAAGGATCTTGATAAGCTGGCAAAGTTCAGGCCGATCTTTGTCAAAAATGCAGCTGACAAACTTGGTGGCGAAGACGATGCTCTCTCATATTGGAAGCAGATAGAGAAGTCTGCCGGGTACAGTTTCAACCGCTCGCATTCTGCGGTATACGCGCTTGTGGCGTATATTAATCAGCACTTCAAAATCAAATATCCGAGCTACTATTGGGCTGCCGTTTTGGACTTTGATGCGAAAAAGAATGACGACGAAAAGCTTTCTGAGAATCGACGAGCAGCGGCGGCGATGGAGGTTCGAGTTTTGAATCCAGACATCAACAAATCGAGGGCCAGTTTCTATATAGAAACTGATAAGTCTTCAAAATCATTGGACGATTTGCTTTTTGCTCTTCCGATTCGCTGGTCTTTCGGGGGAATTAAGGGCGTTGGACCAAAAACTGCTCTCGCCATTGAGGCTGGTCAACCGTATGTTTCCTTTGAGGATTTTTACAATAGAGTGAACAAATCGGCAGTTCGTTTCGACGGGATGCTCGCTATCGCCTATGCGGGGGTTTTTGACGAATGGTATGACAGATCGACGGTCGTTAAGTTGATCTATGAATTTCATAATAATAAGAAGGGCTTAAAGGAAAAGAAAAAACTCCCTGCATTGACGAACAACTTTATGCTCTATAAGTTCTATGAATCATTGGGCTATTTTGAACAAAGTTTAAAGACGTTATTCGATGGGTTTCCAACTGACGTCAGAGGCCGCAAATTGTGGTTTGTAGAGGATGAGATTCGAGATCTTGTCGATGGATCACCCTGCATGGTCGGAGGCATCCTGGTCGATGTGAGCAGCTTCAGGACGAAGGCTGGAGATCCGATGGGAAAGGCTCGGCTGATAGATCTCGATGAGGAAATCGAATTGACCTTTTTCCCAAAAGCCTGGGTGGCGCACCGGACTGCGGTCAAAGACGGAAATATCGTCCTGATTCGCGGCAACAAATCTTGCTACAACAACAAAAAAAATTTGGTGTCAGTTGACGGGCTAGAAGTTATTTCGAGTCTGAAGTCGTAACATTTAATATTTGAGGTCGTCATGACTGAGGAATATGTGGTGGAGATAGCTGGACTGGTTCCTGAGACGGTGACGATCGCGTTAAAGGAAGATCTGACGATATCAGAGGATCTTGCGCGAGAGGTCAATCGATCAGCCGCGCAGTTTGGTTATTATGCTGTTTTGGCTGAGAGAGCGCAGGCAAGGTTTCAGCGATTGAAATTCAGTCATGAGATGTGGGTGGCTGAAGTAGAGGCACAGCTGATTGAGGAGGGTCGCAAGTTCAAACTTGTCAAGGATATGGATAGAGAGGTTTCGCAGATGCCGAAGTCTAGGCTCTATCGCACAAAGTTGATTAAATTTGAGGAGGAGGCAAAGATTCTAAAACAGGTAGCTAAGGCGTTTGAGATCAAAAAGGATTTGATCCAAACAAAGTCATCAAATCGGAGATCGGAAATTGACGGAAAAATGGGAGCATAGGAAATGACAAAGAAGAAAGTGCCAGAGAAGAAAGTCGAGAAGAAAGCTGAGAAGAAAGTCGAGAAGAAAGCCGAGAAGAAACCAGAAAAAAAGGCAGAGAAAAGAAGTCACCACAAGAAAACAAAAATTTCAGAGATCGAGGTGGTTATTGCCGAGAAACCAGAGCCTAAGCCAGAGCCGCCAAAGATGCCAAAGAAAGACGAGCTAAAGGCTGCGGAGGATTTGGTTAGTGAAGTTAGGGTTGCATACGGCAATTTTAGGAGCAGTTGGTTTGAGTTTGCGCGAGCAATTACGATAGTTCATGACAGCGATGCCTGGAACAAACTTGGACATCCATCTTTCAAAGACTATTGCTTGGAAGAATTTACCGATATGAACTATTCGACTATCGTTAAATTCATCGGTGTGATGCATGGCCAGATCGGTAGGCTCCTGGGATCGAAGGTGGATAAAGATCCAGCCGCAAGTCTTCCAGCGTGGGAAACTTGCTATCAGGTCCAGGTTGCAGAAAAGCGTTTGCCAGAGAAAGAGATGCCGAAGCTTTACAAAGAAGTTCTCGATTGCAATGCGACTTTGGCCACGATTAAAGAAAAAATCAGAAAAGTCGGATTTAAACATGAAATCCTTAAAGAGAAAAAAGAGACATTGAAAGATGAAGATGTTTTTAATACCGACGATGGCGATGAGGTTGTTGATGTTGAGGGCGAGGTCATTGTTGATGAGATAGATGAGCAGGCAGCATTCCTAATTGACGTTGCAAAGCGGCTGAAAAAAGGACTTGAGGCTTTGACTGAGCAGGTCACAAGCGGGACTGACAAAACAGTTATGCTTGCAGAGATTTTATACGAGAAGCTTATTCCGATAGCGAATGCGTATATTGATAAGGTTGAAGATATCACAAGCGATGAGGGAGAATAGAATGGCGAAGCCAAAGAGTTTACTAGACAGGATGAAGGAGAAGGCGAGAGAGGCGAATGAACGTCGAGAGGCGCGACAGGCTAATTTCGATTCGACTAACTGGTTAAAGATTGAGGAGGGAGATAACAGGGTTCGTCTTTTGCCGCATTGGGGTGACGAAGACAAGTTTCCGTTTGAAGAGAAAACTGTTCATTATGTCCCAAAGAAAAAACGAGATGGAACGGTTTATAATGGGCCAATATGTTGCCTTGAGACTCTCGATAAAACGTGTCCATTCTGCGATGCGTGGCGAGTAGCAAAGAAGGATAATCCGAAGAGCAAAATGACAGAGGCGCTAAGACCGACAAAACGAGTGCTATGGAATGTGGTCACGTTTGGCGGCAAAGAGAAAGCAACAGAGCCAGCCGTTAAAGTTTGGGGTTGTCCTGAGTCGCTTCATGAAGAGATCCTTGGTTGGGTGGGTGATCTTGGTTCCTTTTGGGATATAGATGAAGGTCGCAACTGGAGAGTTAGAAAGACGATAGACAAGAAGCGTGGCGCTCGAATGGGTACTGAATATAAAGTTTATCCAGACATGAAAGAGTCGGCATTACCAGAAAAATTCAAAGCTCTGCTCACCGATCGCGTAGATTTATCTGAGGTATGGGCACCGGAAGACGACGCGGCATATGCGTTTGCTTTGGCTGAATTGGGAATCGGAGACGATAGTGCCGACCCGCTTGATGAGGAAGAGGCTCCAAGGAAAAAGCCTACAAAAAAGGCCAAACCAGTCGTTGAAGAGGATGAAGACGAAGAGGACGATACGTTCGGTGGTCTCGCAGAGCCAGTTTCAAAAAAGAAGGCTAAGGTCGTCGAGGAAGACGATGAGGATGAAGAGCCAGCTCCAAGAAAGAGATTTGAAAAGAAGGCTAAGGTCGTCGAGGAAGACGATGAGGATGAAGAGCCAGCTCCGAGAAAGAGATTTGAAAAGAAGGCCAAGCCAGTAGTCGAAGAGGACGAAGATGAAGAGGAGGAACCAACTCCGAGAAAAAAGTCAGAGAAGAGTTCATCGACGAAATCCCATTCTAAGAAGCGAACTTTGGATGACGACTTGGGAATCGAAGACGAGCTAGAGAAAGAACTTAGAACATTGGGGATCTGAAATGGTGGACAAACAGCAAGAAGACAAATTGGGAATGGTCCGAGATTGGATAGATGATGGGCTTGCTCCAGATGATTTTAACGATGATTTTATCTGTAGCCTTGAGGTGTCTTATGAGCGTTGGTCGGAACTAACGCCAGCTCAAGAGAGGGCGTTAGATAACATCATTAAGTCGTATAAGATAGAGGAGGAGTGATGGAAGCGGATAGAGTTAATTTCACTTTCGGAATGAAGGTTCCGGGTGTGGAACAATACAGTTCGATCTCTTTCAGTTCATCCCTCACGTCTGATCGAAAACCAGACGAAACTGTTGAGCAGGCATTTGAGCGGGTTCGAGAAATTGTTTTGGCTCAGGTTGATAAGGATTTTGAAGCGTATGGTTGAAAAAAAGAAAAAGTTTTCAAAGAAGAAAAAGGTAGAGGCTGTTGTCGAAAAGACGGCAGTCCTCACCGATAGTGACTTTTCTGATTTGGTAGAAGCGGCCAAGGATGCAATCCCTGACGTGTTCATTCCAGAAAAGGGATCTCTGCTGGATGTTAGCGACTGGATCGCATTACCGCCACCCATTTGTGAAGTCTTAGGCGATCTTCCTGGCTTGCCCTGTGGTCATATTGTAGAGGTTTTGGGTCTATCTGACAGTGGGAAAACGACTCTAGTAACTCACGCATTTATCGGAGCGCAGGCTGACGATGGGATAGCTGTATTGGTTGACTCAGAGCATAAGTACGATATCGACCGCGCAGTAGCAATGGGATTGAATAGGAGTCATCTGATAATCATTCCGGTTGAAACGATAGAGGAGGCGTTTGATAAGTTTGTGGCAATGATGAAGATCATTCGAGCAAAGCCTGAGTGGACGAAACGCAAAGTAGTTTTTGCCTGGGATTCGATTGGATCTACTCCATGCGAGAATGAACTAGACGAGAAAACGAAAGACCATGCGATGCTCGCGGCAAAGGCGATTAAGGCTGGGCTTAGAAAAACGAGATATTTCCTCAGAAAGACCAATGCTTCATTGCTGCTTATAAATCATGTTTATGAGAAGCAAACCAAATCACCATGGGAAAAGAAAACCAGAGGATATGGCGGCCATGGTCCAGAATTTTTTTCGACGATTAGGCTTGAGTTTACAAGGATTGGAAAAATAACTCAGAAGAAAAAAGACAAAACGACTGTGCTTGGGATCGAAACTCAGATTGAATGTATCAAGAATCATTGCGCAGCTCCATTTCGGAAGGTTGAGATTGAGATAGATCGCAAGGGAATTGTTTTCGGAGATCGAAAGGCAGAACTATGACACCGGCAGAATATATCGAAGAAATCAAAGAGAGTGGTCGAGCAGGAGAGATGTTCGGCAAGTATTTGACGGCGACTGAAAGAGCAGAGGCTCGCGAAGTGTTGGATGCCGGACTCACTTATATAGGCAAAAAAATTGGACAAGAATATGACGATATGAATTACGACGCATTTCAGGTTGCAAATGCGCTTGAGGGATTCCTGTTGGTATTCATCCAACATGCGTCTCAAATTGAAATGGTTCGTCGATTTGTAAGGGAAAATTCCAGCATATGAAAATGTTGATTTTTAGTGATCTGCACTACAGAGAATCCAGGATTGAAGATTGCGAAAAGGTTCTTGATGAGATTAAGAGGATCGCTAAGTCGCACAAGGTCAAAACCATCGTTAATTGTGGCGATACGTTTAACGACAAAGGGATTGTGCGAACGGCTTGCCTTGAGTCGTATTACAGGAAGAGAGCAGAGTTTTCCGATGTCGATTGGATCGACATTGTTGGCAACCATGACCAAGATGATGCCGATGGTAAAATTCACGCGCTATCAGCCTTCGGTCTTTTCGATAGGGCGACGGTTGTTGATGATGGCTTTCGCATAGGTGATTTGTTTTTTGTTCCATACAAGAAAGATTTACAGGGATATTTATCGAGATTGCCTGGGTCTAATTGGCAAGATGTGACTCTATTTTGTCACACAGGAATTGTCGGTGCGTCGATGAATGGAGCTAGGGCGGATGTTGATGGCTTATCTCGGAGCCTAACTAAGAAGTTCAAGCGAGTAATCAGCGGACATTATCATACGCCACATGAGTTTGATAATGTGATTTATGTTGGCTCGCCAATGCAACAAGACTTCAGTGAGATCGATCAGGAAAAGAGCGTAGTGATCTATGACACCAAGGACGATAGCTGGCTTAGAGCGCCGATTAGGGGTCTTCCAAGGCATCATATCGCAACGGTGAGATGGATCGATGGTGAGGTCGATATGAAGGTTCCGAAGGGGATCACCGAAAGGGATTTTGTTAAAATCGATATGAGAGGTGAGATAGAACAGGTTAGATCGATGTCGAGGTCGAAGTTTGATGCGATTAAGTGTCGGAGCCTTAAGATCGAGTCGGAGATCGCAGAGGTTTATATTTCGAGGCTTGGGATAACGACAGAGGAACTCGACAATGAAACTCTGTTGATTGAGAAGTATGTCGAGTTTCTCAATCCAGATTTGGATAAGGAAAAACTGTTGGGGATCTATCGAGAGTTGAAGGAGGCATAATGGTAAATCATAACACGCGCTGCTATTGGTGTGGGCATGAGGATATTAGAGACATCAAAGATGCGAATGATGCTTGGCGAGGTCCATGTGATCATTGTGATTGCTCAAATACAGTTAGACGAATTGTGAGTGCGCCTCATCTTGGATTGAGAGGAGATGCAGAGATTGCGGCTTTACAGAATGATTGCAGGCAGCGATATTATAAAACTGGAATCGATGAAGTCAGACACAAGCATGGCGTTGCAGCAGACGACGCGGTTCGCGGAGCCATAGCAAAGAAGGTCAAAGATGCGACGAATAGCTAATGCGATTAGGTCTTGGTTCTTGGCATGGATCTCAGACCCATCTCAGATCAAGTCGGAATTTAAATGGTCGATAAACGACCAGTGTTTTTTTGTTAACTCTAAATATGGTCAGATCAAATACACGCCAAAGAGTCTCAATGAGATGATTAAATTCCGAGACGACATTGGCAATCGAATGTTGGTGTTGGATTCGGCATATCGAAAAGGCGGAAACGATCTCAAGCAAATTTATTATGATTCAATCAAGATTTATCGGGCTGAATATTATGCAACAATGAGAATGAGGTGGTCGCTTGTTTTTCAAAAGAATTGAAATTGAAAATTTTCTATCATTCGCCAAGGCTGAGTTCGATTTTGAAAACGGTTTGATCTTGGTTGAAGGAAAGAATGGCGCGGGTAAATCTAGCTTATTTGCCGATGCGATTTGCTATTGCTTAACTGGAGTCACAACAAAGGGAGACAAGGCTGATGATGTTGTCAATTGGGATTGCGATGGCGACTGCAAAGTCAGTCTCTATTTTGCTTATAATAGCCGGGAGTATCGTGTTGATCGTTATCGCGCTTATAGCGGAGTTGATCACAAGGGCTTATCATTTGGTAATCGATTGGTTTACCATCGCGACGATGTACTCATTGAAAAAAGCACGATGGTTGCTACGCAAAGCGCTCTTTTGGAAGAGATCAAAGTAGACATTGAGCTGTTGAAATGTACGCTCATCCTTTCTCAAGATAACAAATTCAATTTTGTCGATGCGACTGATAAGCAGCAAAAAGAGATTCTATCTAAAATTCGCCACGTTGATTTTGAAGATACATTGAAGGCAGTAAAGCTAAAGCTAAACGCAATCGAGGCGGAAACATTTGAGTTGAAATCAAAGGCTGCTATTCTCAAATCCCATCTGGTATCTCCCGAAAAACTGGAAGACATGAAAAAATTGGCTGATGGGTTTGCGGAAGAGGTTGATGCGAAAATGGTCGCGCTCAAGAGATCCAGAGATGAATACAATGTTAGAATCAAGGATGCAAACGACGCTCTTGGCAAGTTGGATTCTGTAAGCGAAGTCGCAGTCAATCTCAAGCTGACAAATGCAAAAGAGGAAATGTCTCAGACCCTAGCAAAGACAGCTAAGCTAGACACAATGATTAATATGGTCGAGAAGGAGATCAAGGGGATTGGGGGTCTTAAGGACACCTGCGTTACTTGCGGCCAAGACATTGATCGAGACCATGCCATTTCGCTTTTAGCTGCAAAGAAAAGACGACGCGATGCGCTTGTTCAAAAGAAGAGTGAAATTTCAGTTGAAGCAGAGGAGCTGTTGATCCTCGTTACTGAGCTGGGAAACGAAGCAAGAGATATCAGAGATAGCTTCCGCGAATACGATCACAGGGTAAAGCTTCTCAACAGCGATAAAGCAGCATGGCTTAGGCTCGGCACAGAGATCGCAGAGGAAAGAAAGCGAGAGAATGTTTATCTAAAGCAATACAACGACGCAGTCACAATGAGCGCCAATATTAGAGATAAGCTAACCGAAGTAGAAACTAAGCTGGCAACGGTCGATGCAGATGTACCGTATTATCTATTTTGGCAGAAGGCGTTTGGCGACAAGGGCGTGAAGAGTTTTATCTTCGATTCAATCTGCGGTACGCTTACGTCAAAGGCCAACAGGTTCATCAATTTTTTAACCAATGGCAGCATATCCATTTCGTTTGATACGCAGTCAGAGCTAAAGGATGGATCGATCAGAGAGAAGTTTGAGTGCTGTATTGTCAAGGATGGCCGCAAGGTCGCATATCGGAGATATTCAGGTGGTGAGAAACGCAGGGTATCATTAGCAGTAGATATGGCGTTATCGGAGATCATGTCGGAGTTTTACGGGACAAAGTTTAACCTACTGGTTCTTGATGAGCAGTCGAACTATATCGATACAGAGGGCAAGGCTGAGTATTTTAATCTTGCAAAGGAATTGTCCAAGGATAAATGTGTGATTATTATCGACCATGATAGCCTTCTCAAGACGAAGTTTGATCGAGTGATAACTGTGAAAAACACAGATGGGGTATCGTCAATTGGTTAAGAGAGAGAAAAACTTTTTGACAGAGCTAAGAAACTCGTTTCGTCAAAGCGGAGCGTTCTTTCATAAGATCAGCGACAGCTTTCATGGTGGTGGCATTAGGTTTGACTTACCCAAACCATTCGATGCGTTTGCTTGCTATCGTGGCGTTCCAATCGCGATTGAGGCCAAAGTGATTACCGACTATAAGGCATTCGGCAAAACCTTTCTGAGAGACTGTCAGACCAAAGGGCTAACCGAATGGTGCGAGGCCGGTGGCAGAAGTTTTGTTTTCTTGAACATCAGGAGAACGGGAAAGAAGGATGCTAAAATTTCAAGAGTGAATCGACTCCTTATTTTTGATTGGGAAATGCTCGCTTGGAATCGTAACATGAGAAAACAAGAGATCGAGGAGTATCCATATATCATAGGCAAAAATGGGCTATTTAATTTGAGGCCATGGTTTGATGGGAAGTTAACATGTATGAAGATTTAGATTTACCGGACGCGATGGATGATCTTTCTGATATGCACCAAAGGGTGACCTTTATGATATTCGGTGCGATTATAACTGCGACTCGCGCATTCAAGAGCGTTGGGATAAAGATTCATCCTGATGCTCAAATCATCATTGCAAAGGTAAAATTAAAATCACTTTGGGAGTATCGTATATTTAAACCCTTGAGGGCGATATGGTTAGCAAGAGCAGAAGACGCGGCCAAGCCACACACACCGACTGGTTGGAGATTGGTTATCTGTTATGACAGACAAGCTGGGAAATGAAACGATAAAAATTATAGCAGATATGGCGACAAGAATACTGAGAACAGAAAAGTATTACACCGTCAAATTTGCAGATGCATTTGAGCTGTTGTCTGAGCATATGCAAGACGCGATGCTAAGATACTTCGTCGAAGAGATCGGCTCTGACGCCTGGAATGAGATGTATAAGGATAAAATGCAGCACAGAACTCTATTAACCTATATCCTGTTTAATTTCACAGGAAACGCACTGAGGGGAGAGCCGGATAAGGAGGAGCTATCGAATCATTTAAAGCTATTTGTGAGATCGAGTGCATTCAAAGATGCATTGTATAAAACGAACGTCGAAGACATGATGGAGGAGGTTGACAGTGGGAAAGACAAATAGAGAAATAAAGGAGAATGTTTTGGACATGCAAAGTGGGTTGGCTAAAAAACTTATGATGGTAGATCAGGCGATCAATCAGTTAATCAAAAAAACTGACGTAATTCATCAGGCGATGAAGCATATGTTTCACGGCCTGGGTGATGTGCAGATCAGGCTTGAAGTGTTGAAGACGCTGGGCATTCGGAAAGACATGTTTGCAGAAGCCGATTATGAGGCGACGTTTAATGAGATCGTCAAAACGGTTGTAGACGCGGAGGAAAAAAAGAATGAAGCAAAGAGTGAGCCTGTGCAAGACGTGTCACAATTACCCGTGTAAGACTGATTGCGACAATCAGACTCCGGTTGATGACAGCTTCACTAAGTTTTCTGATGCCGAACTTTGTCGTAAAATCTCGTTAGCTGATAAACGAGAGGACGATTTAACTATCATGATGAGAAACAATGAGACTGGCGTCGAATGTTGGTGTAATATTGCGGTTTATGATATTGATAATGCAAAGCGAATCATTTTAAAAAGACTTGATGAACTCTTAGAAAAGGATTTTGGCATATGCAATTCAAAGAAACAGAAAAAGACTTAGATCACAAACAAGAAAAAACAGATGTGATTGCAAAGGCTGAAAAGCCAGATCGAAACTTTATGGATAGTGAAAGTCTTTGTCACAAATGTCATGGGCCGCTATCCGATTGCCAAGGAGATTGCTCGGAATGAAATGGGGAATTAACGTAAATGTGCAGGACGGAGAGAAATTTTTAGCAATTTGCAATGATGCTGGTTTGAAGTATTTAAGGTTGAATTGTGATATCAAATGTAGTATCACGCCAATCTTAGAGAAGATTGCTGAGTATGGGATGAAAGCATATATCGTCCCGATGAGTTTTATGTCCGACCGAGAGCGTGATTGTGTCTGCGATTTACCCAAGTCCTATCTAAGTTTTTCATCTTCAATACCTAGTGATGTATGCCTGGGTATTGCTCTCCCTGAGAACTCCTACCTCATTACGCAACCATGGTGCAACGTCGGACTAAAGCGTTCTGCGTTGATCGCGGTCTATAACGAGATCGTCGATGGAATGAAGGCGCAGGGTCACCGGGCGGTATTCTCGCTACGGGCGGCAGACATATTGAGTACAAACTGGAAAGACGTAAAAGCCGATGTTTTCGATGTTGAGTTCTTTCTTGGACCCAAACATATCGATGAGGATGCAAGAGGGGCCGCTGAGGGGCTGCGGAAGTGCGCGGATAGGGAAATATGGGTCGGCAAGGCCGGACGCGCTGGAGGGACGATTCTCGCAGCGCAGCGACAGGGTGTTCTGGCCAAGGTCCAGGATTATGCCAAAGCGGCAGGCGCGGAGTATGCCTTTCTTTGGTCCGATAAAGACGTGTCAAGATTCCACTGGTCGTCGGGTGGTAAATTCAATTGTAAGATTGGAAAATAGAATGGCTAAGAAACCCAAAAAGGAAATTGAATCTTGTTCGGTGCGTGAGTATCGGAATGTCTCTGAATTGAATCTTCATCCAGACAATCCGCGAGAGATCAGTCGAGAGCGTCTGAATGACTTGAAAGAGTCGATTATCAAGAAAGGCTTTTATGAGCCGATTTTGATTTGGGGTGAGAACAACTATGTCCTATCTGGCAACCATCGACTGGTGGCGATCAGAGAGTTGATAGCGGAAGGATGGAAGATCAATGGTGGCAGTCTCTCGCCCGTCAATCAATTGCCGGTGGTAGAGTGCGACTGCGACGAGGCGACGGCTATTGCGATTCTGTTTGAAACCAACAATCGATACGCCAATTGGATTGAGGAAAAGGTGCGCGA